GGATTTGCTTTATCAGGCTGATAATCCGCTTATATTTACGCCTTCAGCAGCCTTGCCAATTGAGGAGCGTGTAATGATTATCAATGATCTTTTGTCGTGGGATAGAGAAAAACCAATGGTAATGGGTGTAAACCACCCAAAATTAATGGTTCACGAGTCTTGCCAGAACTTAATATACAGTTTAAAGGAATGGTCTGGACAAGACGGACAAAAAGGTGCTAGTAAAGATCCAATTGACGCCTTAGGATATATGGTGGTAATGCAGCCACAATATTTTGGAGGCGAACAATGGGAAAAGCAAGTTAAGCAAATGGCTAAGTGCGGTTCCTATTAAAAGTTTAATTGTCTATGTATTCAGCTTCTTCAGATCCTTTAGCTATTGCAACAGCCGTCCCTGACGTTGGGGATCTGTTGAGTGAGTACAATCGTGCAATGATTAACTCGACGCAGGGTAACCTGACGACAAAGTTCGATGATGTGCGTTTTGCTAGGTGGGCTGGCCAAAGTGATGACGGGAAAAAGCATAGTAATTTGCGTAACGAAGGTGACCCAGCCTGGCCGTTTGAAGGAGCCAGCGACGTTCGCAACCGGCTGATCGACTCTACCTGCAACGAGTTATCTGCGCTGATGGTGACTGCGTTTGAGCGGGCCACAATTCGCACGAGCGGAATCGACATGAATGACATGACGATTAGTGGCATTGCTACTACGTTGCTTCATTGGATTCGCGATAGCAAAATGCCGCTTGAACTTCGCAGGGAAGCTGAGCTTGGCGCTCAGTACGCTTTCCAGTACGGCTGGTCTGCGTTCTTTATTGGCTGGAGACAGAACATCAGCAAGCGCGATCAGCCGGTGACGATGAATGAGATTATGGCTTTGGCGCAGCAGTCTCAAAGTCCAACACTGATGCAATTGCCTGACTTGATCATGCAGCAGTCTGATGAAGCTGCGGCTATTCTTGAAGCAACTATCCCGAATTTAACTGCCACTGACGCAAAGCGAATGGTCAAGGAATTGGCCGAAACTGGAGCTACGACTAGAGATGAAGAATACGTTAGCAAAAACCTTCCTGAGATTATTGCTCTTAAGCCTTGGGATGAAGTTCTTGTTCCGCCTGAGACAGCAGACTTGCAACGAGCCCGCGTAATCTTCCGCCGGACGTGGATGTCTGAAGTGGAGATTCGTGAGAAGATTACCACAGAAGGGTGGAACGCAGACTGGGTAGAGTTGGCCGTGCAGATGGCCGGCAAAAGCAGCACGATGTACAACACAAACATCCTGCCTAGCACGGAACTATTGGTGTACAACGGCATCAACTATCAGAACATGATTGAGATCGTGTACTGTTACACCAAGAGTTTGGATGGCAAAGCTCCATGTATTTATTACACTGTCATCTGTCCACAAGCAGCCGTAGATCATCCTAAAGAAAAAATCTCTTACGCTATCCATGAAAGACTTGATTACGCGCACGGAGAGTATCCGTTTGTGGAGTTCCGTCGTGAGTGCATTCGCCGTGCCATTATTGATACTCGCGGCGTCCCTGAGCTTGCTCACACGGACCAAGATGAAGTTAAAGCGCAGCACGATTCCATCCGGGATTATACTGCCTTCGCGACTCTTCCTCCCATCAAAGTCGTTAAACGAATTGGAGCCATCAACAAAATTGGACCCGGAGTATCTTTGCCGGTTGTAAACCAAAGCGACTACAGCTTCATGGAGCCGCCAGCCCGCGAGCCTGGTGTAGCGTTTAACTTGATTAACCGAGTTGAAGCCAGTCATGCGTCTTACTTTGGAACAATCAATCCAGGGGCAGATCCGCGTAAGACGCAGCTTACTCAGCAGATGATTGTTAACACTTGGCTGTTAACTTGGCGGACAATATTTAGGCAGATGTTCAGCCTGTGCTGCCAGTACATGTCGCCTGCTGAAATACAGCGCATCACTGGTGGACAGTTGCCGCAAAGCCTGTCTGAAATCCATAACGAGTTTGATCTTACGGTCAAGTTTGACGTGATGGATTTAGACAAGGAATACATTGCACAGAAGATTGATTTCCTTACCAAGGTTGCTCAACTCGACACTGGTGGAGTATTAAACAGAAACAAGCTTACTGAGATGATGATTCAGGCTATCGCTCCAGAGGTAGCAAAAGACTTGATTCTTAATCCGCAGGATGCAAGCAAGCAGATGTTTAAAGACGTGCAGTCTGACATTGGCAATATGCTACTTGGCAATGAGGCGCTGTATCAAGAAAACGATCCTACGGCACAGACTAAGTTGCAGTACGCACAACAGATCTTGCAAGCTAATCCAAAGGCTCAAGCCGCTCTTCAGCAAGATCAAAACTTTAAGGCGCTGTTTGAGAACTACGTTAAGAGCTTGCAAATGTCGATTATGCAACAGCAAAACGCGCAGATTGGCCGGATTGGCGTAACTCCAGTGGCGCAGCAGGCGCAACAGTAATATGACGGATAATCAAAAGAACGCCTTTGGCTTTTCAGGGAAAAATATTATTTGGTCAGAAATCTGCCAACTTATTGAGCAGCTACAAGAGCAGCATTGGATGCTTGCTATAAGTAAAGACTGCAAAGGAGAAGATAGAATACATACAGCAGGGCAAGCTGATGGTATTAATTTAGTTTTAAGCGCACTTATTGAATTAAGAAGACAAGCAAGAGAATTAAATGGCTTGACTAATAACGAAGATTTGGCATAAAGCCACTAACGGGCCTTCCAGCGTTACTGGATTGATTAAATAAAGGGCTTGCTACCGTTATAGCATGAATAACACAAACTCACAGCCTGACGCCGGGAGTCAGGAGGCAGACAGTACACCCGTTGCAAATAACCTCGGAAGACTTAATGAACACAGCCTAGCTGATTTTGTTAAGTCCAATTTCCTAAACGAGGAGGAGGCGGCTCCAGCCAAAGAGGAGCAGGCAAAGGCTGATGCAGACACTGAGGAGCCAATTACGGACTCGGAAGTGGAAGCTGAAGTTGATGCCGATCAGTCCATTGATGAAGAAGGTGAGCCTGAAGAGAGTTCTTTGAGCCGAGGCGTACAGAAGCGCATCAACAAATTAGTTGCTGCGAAAAAGGCCGCTCAGGCACAACTTGAAGAGAGAGAAGCCAGATTAGCGCAAATGGAGCGCGAGATGCAGGCATTAAAGTCTGTTCCGCAAACCAGTGCGCCAACCGTATCTGACGCTATTGAGGCGCTTAGTTCCGTTCAGGAAGTAAATGCTGAATATCAGCGAGCATTATATGTGTTGGATTGGTGCGAAGATAATCCAGATGGCGGTGTAATTACTGATCCGCAAGGTAATCAGGTTGAATTAGACAACCATCAGGTTCGCGACATGAGAAAACTGGCTAGACGTAGAAAGGAAATTGAGTTGCCAGCCAGGCTTCAATATTTGAACCAAAAGTCTCAAATTGAGCCAGTGCTGACAGCTAAACATCCTTGGATGCGTAAGCCGGAAAGCGAAGAATACAGGGTCGCACAGCAAGTATTGCGTGATTTCCCTGAAGTAAAACGCCGCCCGGACCACATGCATCTGGTTGCCGCATTGATTGAGGGACTAAAAGTATTTGCAGAACGAGATTCTGGAAAGACTAAAGTTGCACCAATTAAGCGAGCACCAGCACAGCCAAGCGTCAAAGCTCCTCCTAAAGTTGATAAGGATGAATCTTCTAAAGCACAAAAGTCCTTTCTTAAGGATACTTCAAGCAGAGATGGATTGAGTGACCTAGTAAAAGCAATGGGGTTTGTGTAAGCCCCAATTTAACTCAGTAACCTAACTCAACTTATTTAGTATTATGGCACTTCTAACTGAACCTAATCTTAGCGGTCGCGGTAAACGCGAAGACCTCATGGACATGATTGCGCTTGTCGATGCAAAAGACACGCCGTTCACGTCTATGGCTCGTAAAGGCAGCAAGCCCGGAAATATGTTTTTCCGCTGGCAGGCTGATAGCAATCCTGCTCCTCAAGTGGGTGGAACTGTTGACGGCACGGACGTCAGCGCATACACCAACTGGGATGTAGGCTATCGTGCGGAGCTTGCAAACTACGCGCAGGTGTTTCGTATGCCTGCTGTCCGCGTATCCAAGCTCTCCACTGACATCGCCCAGGTGGCCGGTGTGCGTGATGAGCTGGCATACAACGTCAGTAAGTCTATCCTTCAGGCTAAACGCTCGATTGAAACGACTCTCTGCTCAAACCAGACCGCACAGCAGGACAATGGGTCTGTTCCTTACCTCACGGCAGGAATTCAGACATGGATTAGCACCGCTGGTACAGGAACGCCAACAGTTGGCGATATTCCTTCACAGTTCCGCACCCCTTCAGCTTCAATCCTAACTGGCGCATCCAGCGCATTGACGGATGTTGCTGTGCAGGGAATGCTTAAGAGCATCTACGATCAGACTGGTCAGTACCGCTCGTTCGATGCCATCGTTGGCACCGATCTGAAGCGTGCATTCACCAGCCTGCTTGGGACAACTCAGTTGACCACGACCTCCACTGCTGGAGTTCTTGGCGCTGGCGCAACCAAAGTGCAGACCTTCCAACGCGACGCAGCGGCTGAAACGTATGTTCAGTCCGTGGACGTGTTCCAAGGTGATTTCGGCACTGTCAAGTTGCACCCAACGGTGTTTCTTGGCACGGTTGCCTCTAACGTCTGGACGGTTACTCCGTACAAAGGTCTTGTCCTGAACATGGACTTGATCGAAGTTCGTTACGGCGGAAACGTCGCTGCTGTCCAGTCGCTGCCCGATTTCGGCGGCGGTCCTGCTCGCGTCGTAGAAGCCGTCTGCGGTCTTGTTGTCGGGAACCCATTGGGTCTTGGCAAGTTTGACTTCAGCTCGTAGTAGTTGATTCATCCGCGACACCTGCGTGTGTTGATTGGTGCTTGCACCAGTTGATACAGAAGTGGTGTATGTGACCGTTCCCGCAGTATACTAGGACGGATCGAACGCCGGAAGCCCGCTAGGCGTGACACTCTGGAGAGACAGAGACAATTTTATGATTGATATTGACCCTAGCTTAATTCCCGCAATGGAAGCCGAGTTTCGGCGAGGCTGGCAGATGAACCGTATTCAAGCGGAGATTGACTCCAAGAACTCTGCTAAGTTTACAAAGATGCGCCACAAGTCGATCGACGGCATTGGCCAGAAGGTTGGTAGTATTCCTGGACAAGCGTACCATTTTTGGGGACAGAAGCTCGGGTATCAATGTTGGGATGATGAAAAGTTTCTTGCTGAATTCTGGAGAGATAATCCTCAGTGCAAAGTAAACTCTGGTGGTACAAAAGAAATTAGTGTAGGCTGGGTTCCATCTACTAACGTCAAGTCTCGCACCGTTTACGCATGAAAGCTGTTCCATTTAGCGATATTCTAGGAGAGGTTTGCCAGCTTATTGGATTGGACAGATCGACGCTAAATGACAAGAGCTTTGCTTCTATACGCGACTTTACGTCCCGTAGAATAGGAACAATATGGGATCGCGAAGAATGGCCTGACATCAACAGGTTCATTAAGACATTCACGGGCAACCCAGTTAGTGCCGCTGCATTTGTCAATCCGCCTGTTTTGCAAACAGAGTCTTTGCTGGATTTAACAACTCAAGATCTGCTGCCTCTTTTCCAGCAATTTGAAGAAAACACAATCGAACTAAAGTTGACTTTAGATTCCAACTTTCCAAGGGTTTATTTGGCTGATTTCTTTGAAGATGCCTACAGGCTTGGAACTATCACGCAAACGGAAGTGGCGTTTGAGAATCCGTTTTATTACAGTTACAATGGCGAGCTTGTAAGTCTTTCAGACAAAAAGTACACGTTTACCTATACCGCAGTTACAGACTCAAACGGTGCGTACATCTTGGATATTACGATCAACTTGCCTTACGAGTCGTCTATAAACTTTCCGACATATCAGGG